ATCTTTTTTTCACACGCGCAACGGCGCATCGGATCACTAACGGGGGTTTGTGATGTCAACTAAGACGCGGCCGGCGCCGCCTACGAATGCGAAGTCGCTTGAGCAGCATTTGCGCGATGGCACGTTTGTTCCGTCACGGCATCAGCATCTTCTTGAGGCTGTTGATGGGACTGTTGCTCAGTGGCAGGCCAGGTCGGTTCGTCAGGGTGGCAAGATGTTGCCTGCTGAGCATTTTGAGGCTTGGTGCCGTCAGTACATTAAGCACACTGTTGGCCGGTGGTTTGGCGAGCCGTTTACGCTCGAGCCGTGGCAGCGTACCCTTGTTGCTGAGTTGTTGGCTGTTGATAAGGATGGCCGGCGGAAGACGAGGCAGGCTCTTGTTGGTTTGCCGCGTAAGAATGGCAAGTCGAGCTTGTTGAGTGCGTTGGCGTTGTATTTTGCTTCGATTGAGGGTGAGCATGCCCCTGACGTAATCATTGCGGCTGGTTCGCGTGACCAGGCGGGTGTTGTCTTTGATGCTTGTCGTGCTTACGCTGGTTCGGACCCGATTCTTGATCTTTGGTATGACCAGCAGCGGTTTACGATCAAGTGTCCTGATTCTGATGGTTTGATTCGCCGTGTGGCTAGTGACGGGAAAATGCAGCATGGACTCAGCCCTTCGACTGTGATTGTTGACGAGCTGCACAGCTTCTCGACGCCGCGGCAGGTTGAGTTGTGGGCTGCGATGCAAACCGCGACAGGGGCCCGCGAACTTCCGTTGACTTGCAGCATTACTACTGCCGGCTATGACAAGACGACGATTCTTGGGCAGCTGTTCAAGGCGGCGATCGACTTGCCGCAGCTCGAGGCCCGCGAAGACGGCTCGCTCTTAGTTGCCCGTGATGATGATTCCGGCTTTCTGTTTTGGTGGTATCACGTGCCGGAGGGCACAGACATTGAAGACGAAGACGCTTGGATGCGTGCTAATCCCGCTTCGTGGGTTACGGCTGACGTTCTTCGGCAGCAGCTTGAGTCTCCGAGCATGGATGAGAACAGCTTTAGGCGCCTGCACTTGAATCAGTGGACTGTGACGCGCACCGCCTGGCTGCCCGCTGGCTGCTGGGACGGCATGCTCGACACTTCAGCTGTTCCTGAGCCTGGGCAAACAATTTACGTGGGCGTTGACGTTGGCTTGGTGCACGATTGCACGGCTGTGTCGATCGCGTGGGTGCGTGACAACACGGTGTGCGTTCAATCGCATGTCTTTAGTGCTGTCGCGGATGTGCCGGCGCATGAGTATTACGACACGGGCCGCATTGACCTTGAAGACGTCGAAAGTTACATTCGTGAGCTTGCAGACAAGTACCACATTGCTGAGCTGGTCTTTGACCCTAGATTCTTTGAACGCTCGGCGCAGTCGCTAAGCGCTGAGGGCTTGACGGTCGCACCGCTGCATCAGTCAAGCGCGGCTATGTCTGATGCTTATCAAGAGTTTTATGCGTCGGCGCGTGAAGGCCGTATTCGGCATGACGGCGATCCTGTCCTGGCTGAGCACGTGGCCGCGACCGCGGCGAAGCAAACACCGCGCGGTTGGAAGATCAGCAAGATTGACCAATCGAAGCGCATTGACGCTTGCGTAGCGACGGTGATGGCTCACTGGCGTGCGTGGCGGTCCGTGGCCGAGGGCGGCGATGAGGGCTTTCTGCTGTGAAAATCGTTTGTTGCTTGTCTTGGTATGACGAGAGCCCCGCGTGGCTTGCGAGTGTCGTTGCTGCCGCTGCTAAAGCTGGTTGCAATCACATCGTTGCCGTAGATGGCCCGTATGCTTTGTTGACGGCTACGGGTCGCAGTAGTGGCGTGCTGCAGCAGGATGCTGTCACGCATGCCGCACACGTCGCAGGTATTGGCTTGACGTTGCACGTGCCGGACTCGCCTTTTGCTGGTAATGAGGTTGAGAAACGTAGTTTGATGTTTCGGTTGGCTGAGCAGATTACAACTGAGGACGATTGGCTGTGGGTGCTTGACGCTGACTGCTTCGTTACGAAAGCTGTTGATCTTCGGCGCCGGCTAGAACAAACCGACTTAAACGCTGCTGAAGTAATGGTCTGCAACAGCAGTGATCCGCAAGTCATCAAGGTCAGTCAACACAAGCAGCCAATTAGGTTGCTTTACAGGGCGATGCGGGGTCTTGAGGTTGCTGGCGCGCACTACTTTTACCGCTATCCCGTTGACGATGGGTTTAGTTACCTTTGGGGGCAGCCGCCGCTCGAGCCCGCACTTGAACTGCATGATGTTGAGGTTGAGCATTGGAGCGAACAACGCGATCAGCTGCGTCAGGCTGAGCAGCAGGCTTACTACCACCGCCGTAGCGAGAGTGGTGCTGAGCGGTTGCATGAAACTTGGGTTGAGGGCGTTAATGGGCAACCAGTCAAACTTAGGGGGTAACGCATGCCAGTTTGGTGCTTGAAGATTGCGTGGCGCATTAGGGGCCGTAGGTTGGTGCGTATTCATCAGAAGGACGGGTTGCCGAGCGTTGAGGGCGTCCTGGTTGGTGTTGCTGCTAAGCGTTACATCGTTTTGAGTGCCGTGATGCTTGGGGATGGTGGCGCGACTGAGTTGGCGGGCCATGTTGAGATTCCTAAGGAGAACGTGATGCTTGTGCAGGTACTACCGTGAGATTGCTAAACCGTGCTGGCCGTGACGTGAGCATCAGAACCTTTGGTGTTGATACGAGCGTGGCGCCAGGACCAACTGACGTTGGTTCGCAGCGTGTTGACGCTTCGCCTGTGCAAAGCATTGGGCTGCCGGCAGTTATGGCCGCCGTGCGTCTCGTTGCTGATTCCATTGCCGCTATGCCCGTCAAGGTTTACGATCGTGCTGGCGCGCTCGATCGGCAACTAGCTGACAGCACGCAGCAATACAAGCTGCTGCACAACAGCCCAAACCTTGAGCAGTCCGCGTTCGAGTTCATTCAGGACGTTGTTTCTAGCGTTGAGTGCTTCGGTAACGCCTTTGTGCTGAAGACGATTGCGCAAGGCCAGGTGCAGGAGCTTCGTGTCCTTTCGGCTAGTCGCGTGACGGTGAAGGCTGACTCGAAGGGTCAGTTGACGTTTGAGATTCAAGACGGCGCTGACACGAAGACCCTTACGAATCGTGAGATTTTGCATGTGCGGGGCCTTGCTCCGTTTGGTGGCGCGTCCGGCGTAAGCCCGCTCACCTTGCATCGCTCGACGCTGGGTAACAGTGTGGCGGTGCAGTCGTTTGCTGGCCGTTACTTCGCTAATGATGCGACACCTGGCCTGGTGTTGAAGATGCCACAGAACCTTAATGCGCAGCAGGCTGAGGAAATTGGTAATCAGTGGAATCAAGCGCACCGCGGACTTGTTAACGCTCGTAAGACGGCTGTGCTTGGTGGCGGCGCCGATCTGCAGGTGTTGCCTGTGAGCATGGTTGACGCGCAGTTTGCTGAGATGGCAAAGCTGGGGATTGAGGACGTTGCCCGCATCTTTGGCGTGCCGGCCGAGCTTATTACTGGCGCGCCTGTTACTGATCCGCAGAAAACGGCTGAGCACTTCCTAAAGTTTTGTTTGGCGCCGCGGCTTCGTCGCATCGAGGCCGCTTTTGCCCGCGATACTGACTTGTTCCCTGAGCAGCTGACGCTTTACCCAGAGTTCAATGCTGACGCACTCTTGCGGCCGGCGACACGCGAACGCTACGAGGCATACCGAGCTGCTAGGCAGGCCGGTTGGCTGAGCCCTAACGAGATTCGTGCTTTGGAGAATTACCCGCCGACGCCTGGTGGCGAAGAAATCCAAATGACACCTGTTGGCGGCGCACCTAATCCCGTTTAATGGCTGATCTAACACCTAACGCAGGAATGGCCGCAGCTGCGCAGCAAGGACTTGACTGGCGCGCCGAGGGCTTAGGTGGCGACGGGCTTGTTGAAGCAACAATTACTGACGCTAGAAAAATGGCGAACCGTGAGCCACTTTCCGAATCTAAGGTGCGGCGCATGCCCGCTTGGTTTGCTCGACACGCAGTTGACTTGGAGGCACCACAAAATGACCCTGACAACGAAAACTATCCTGGTGCCGGCCGTGTGGCGTGGCAACTTTGGGGCGGCGACGCTGGCCGCAGTTGGGCGGATGTAAAGGTGCGTCAACTAGACGAAGAACAACGCAACATGCACTACGGCAACGATCACATCATTGCTGAAATCGACGGCACGTTGCTAGACGGCACCGAGCCGATCGTTAAGACAATCAACTTCATTAACGCGCGTCCTGAGCCCGTGTGCATCGTGTCGGGCCGCTTGGAAGCTGAGCGCGCTGACACCGTTGCCGCCCTCGA